GATACAGTTAAGATTTCTGGCACCTACACCCTGCCTACCTCTGACGGTACGGCTAATCAGGTGCTTACCACAGACGGCTCTGGTGCTGTTACGTTTGCGGATGCTGGCGGTGGTGGGGCTGATCTGTTTGCTGAAAACTATGACGGTACGACCACTTTGCCAAGTGCAACTGGTACGAATGCTGTGGCTATTGGTGCCACTGCTGTAGCTTCAAGTTCTTTTGGAATGGCCTTTGGGGCAAACACTAATGCAAGCGGCTCTCAGGCCACTGCAATTGGTCGTAATGCAACAGCAACTGGTTTCAATGCTGTTGCACTTGGGTATAGCACTTCTTCGGGGGGAGAGGGTAGTGTAGCTATAGGTCGTGATTCAAACGCATCTTCTAGATTTGGCGTTGCTATAGGTTCAAATAGCGCAGGGTCTGGGGCGCAAGCAGTCACAGGCACATGTGCAGTAGCTCTCGGTGGCTCCTATGCCTCTGGCAATGACTCCTTCGCCGCAGCGATAGCAAACAATACCTCAAGCTATGGTGCTACAGGTGCTAATAGTATTGCGATGGGGTATAGGGCTAAGGCGACTGCTTTATATTCATCTTCTTTGGGTGGCTTTGAAAACATATCAAGTGGTTCGTATTCAGTTACTGCTGGAAGTAGAAATACTGCTTCTGCGACAAGAAGTATTGCAATAGGTGGGCATAGCAACGAAGCTAGTGGTACTTACTCTGCTATTCTTGGTGGGATCGGTAATACCGCTTCTGGTAACTTTAGTCGTGCTGGTGGTTATTATGCAGACACTCAAAATATTGATGGTAAAGATGCATATGCTTCCTATTCTTTCTTTAATGATGGCGATCAACAAAGAGCTTCACTTGTTTTATTCTGTGACACGACAGATGCAACTGCTGAGGCACTAAGGTCTAATACGAGCGCAGCGGGAACAACCAACCAAGTCATCCTGCCCAACAACTCTGCTTACTTCTTCAGCGGAACAATCATTGCCCGTCAAGACGCAGCCTCTGGCACTGACGTAGGTGCTTGGGAAATCAAGGGTGCAATCAGGCGTGAGGCTAACGCAGCCTCCACAGTTCTAGTCAAATCAACAATAGACGACTTCAACGTCCCGACTGGATGGGCTGTCGCACTAACGGCTGACACTACTAATGGTGGTCTTGCCATCACAGTCACAGGTGCTGCTGCCACAAACATTCGGTGGGTAGCCACGGTCAATACTTCGGAGGTAACCTACTAATGGGCGCTATTAATGTAAAACATACAGGGTCAGGTGCAGACATTGCGCTTTCATCTGACGGAACAAGTTTACTCTTAGACGGTACAGCTATTGGTGGTGGTGGATCGCCTGACCTTTATGCAGATAACTATGACGGTACGTCCACTTTGCCAAATACGACTGGTTCAAATGCCGTTGCTATAGGATCTAATTCTAATTCTTCTGGCAATCAGTCTGTTGCTTTGGGGGGTTCAAACGCTTCTGGCTTGGGTGCTTTTGCTTTTGGTTTATCATCTACTTCCTCTTCAATTTATAGTAATGCATTTCAAAGGTCTACCGCAAGTGGACAGGGAAGTTTTGCTGCTGGCTCTAACGGAAATAATGTAGGTTCTGTTGCAGCAGGGACAGGTTCAATGGCCTTAGCAACATCTTACGCTTCTGGCACTAGCAGCTTCGCAGCAGCTATCGCCAACAATACATCTAGCTACGGTGCTACTGGTTCAAGTGCTGTTGCTCTTGGTAGCCAAGCAAGGGCTGCTGGAACGCAATCACTTGCACTAGGTAAATTAGCCAGTGCAACTCATACCCAAGCAGTAGCTATAGGTTTATCCTCCACGGCTCAACACGCAAACGCTATATCTATAGGTAACTCTGTATCTTCAACAGCCAATAATCAAATATCTCTTGGCGGTACGGCAGACACAGTACGCATATCTTCCACTTACACCCTACCAACCACAGACGGCACTAACGGTCAGGTGCTTACTACAGATGGCTCTGGTGCTGTTACGTTTGCAGATGCTGGTGGCGGTGGTACTGCTCTTGAGTTGTACGCTGAGAACCCAAGCAGTCCCACTGCACCTAGCGCTACAGGTACGAATGCTGTTGCTATTGGGACGGCTTCATTAGCAAGCAATTCAAATGCTATTGCTGCTGGATTTGGCTCTGCTGCACAAGGTGCCGATAGTGTGGCGATTGGTCGTGGTGCGACTTCAAGCAATTTCTCAGGAGCAACTGCCCTTGGTCTTTCAGCGTCAGCTTATGGAACACAAGCTGTTGCTTTGGGTAAATCACGGGCCTCTGGCGCAGACTCCTTCGCAGCAGCTATCGCCAACAATACCTCTAGCTATGGTGCTACTGGTAATAACTCTGTGGCTATTGGGTATCAGGCTAAAGCAACTTCAAATAATGCTCTTGCTATTGGTAGATTATCTGAAGCTACTAACAATACAACTATTTCTATTGGCTATGATAACTTAGCGTCTGGTAGTAGCGGAACGTGTTTTGGCAGAAACAGTACTGCTACCTCTTATCTAGCATCTACTTTTGGTAACTATGCTACAGCGTCTGGTGCTTATAGCCTTGTACTATCTAATAACAATGATGGTATTGGTACAAAAGCAACACAAACGCATTCTATTGCTATAGGTAACGGCGCTACATCAGATATTAGAGGTAAAATTGCTTATGGTAATGGTTACTTCTCTGGGCTAGGTGATGGTCAAGCAGGTACGTTTATTTTAAGAAGCGACACCACAGATGCAACAGCCGAAGCATTAACATCTAACAATGCTACTGCATCCACCGACAACCAAATCATCCTCCCCAACAACTCTGCCTACAGCTTCTCAGGTACAATCATAGCCCGTGAAAGCGCAGCGGCTGGCAGTGACTACGCAAGTTGGGAGATCAAGGGTGCATTGCTGCGTGACGCCAATGCTGCATCGACTGTGCTGGGCAATGGCATCAAGAATAAGCTGTATGCCTCTGCTGGTGCGTCTGCGTGGGACATTGCACTTACTGCTGACACAACCAACGGCGGCTTGAAGATAGAGGTTACTGGCGCAGCAGCTACAAACATTAGGTGGGTTGCCACGGTCAACACAAGCGAGGTTACATACGCATAATGGGTAAGATTGAATTAGATCACACAGGCTCAGGCAGCGGCGTTACACTAAGCTCTGACGGTACTGACCTGCTTTTAGACGGCACAGCGATTGGTGGTGGTGGTGCAGCTTTAGAGCTTTATGCAGAAAACTCAAGCAGTCCCACTGCACCAAGTGCAACTGGTACGAATGCTGTGGCGATTGGGAATGGTGCTAGTTCGACAAGCCAAGACTCTTTTGCTATTGGGCGAGATACAACTGCTTCCAACTTCTACACTGTAGCCCTTGGATACCAAGCGGTTGCAAGCGGTTCACAAGCCCTTGCAGGGCCAAGGTCAACAGCAAGCGGTAGCCAATCCGTTTGCCTTGGTGTACTTAGCACCGCAGCGGGGGGAACATCTGTAGTAGTTGGCCCGCAGGCTTCAACCTCCGCAACTACAACCGATGGGCTTGCACTAGGACGTTATGCAACATCTGCTGGCGATGCGGCAGCAGCATTAGGTAAAAGTTATGCTTCTGGCACCGACAGCTTCGCAGCAGTTATAGACAACAACACCTCTAGCTATGGTGCTACTGGTTCTAATAGTGTTGCAATAGGTTATCAAGCAAAAGCAACAAATGAAGGGTCGTTAGCTTTTGGTCATACGACAAATTCAACAGGTCAATTTGCTCTTGCGCTTGGCTACCAATCTACGGCGGCAGGTACTCAATCTGTAGCAATTGGTAGAGCCAACCAAACTAGCGGCAACTTTGCTTTATCCTTGGGTTACAATTCAATTGCGTCAGCATCCAATTCAGTTGCAATCGGAGACACCAACACAGCTAGTCATGCAAATGCAATTACAATCGGTGACAGTGTACAATCAACAGCTATAAATCAAGTAAGCATTGGTGGTACGGCTGACACAGTTCGCATTTCAGAAAGCTACACCCTGCCCACCTCAGACGGTACAGCTAACCAAGTGCTTACCACAGATGGCTCTGGGGCTGTAACCTTTGCGGATGCTGGCGGCGGTGGTGGAGGTGCTGATCTGTTTGCTGAAAACTACGATGGTACGTCTACTTTGCCAAGTGCTACTGGCACGAATGCAGTAGCGATTGGCCTTGGGGCAGTATCGTCGGGCCTTAGATCCGTAGCTATTGGTAATCTTGCAAATGCTAGTAGCCTTCGTGGTTTTGCTGTTGGGGTTAATTCTGCTGCTAGTGGGTCTAACGCTATTTCAATGGGGGCAAACTCTGCTTCGTCTGGTAGTGCTTCTGTGGCGATAGGTGCTGAATCAAGTGCTGCTTCAGACAACTCTTTTGCCCTTGGTTATCAAGCAAAAACTGCAACTAACTCACAGGCAACTGCGGTTGGTTATAGAGCTTACGCCTCTGGTACGGACAGCTTCGCAGCAGCTATAGCTAACAACTCCTCTAGCTATGGTGCTTTGAATACCAATGCAATTGCCATGGGTAATCAGAGCAAGGCTGCGGGTTCTTATAGTTTTGTAGCAGGAGGTTATGCAAACACTGCTAATAGCTACAGAAGTTCTGTCCTTAATGGGACAGGCAATACAGTAAACAGTAATTATGGCACTATTCTTGGTGGTGAAAGCAACACCATCAATAGTAGTTCTAACTACTCCATAATTCTATGTGGTGAGCGAAACGAAGCTGGTCAACAGTATACAGTGGCATCAGGACTAAGGGCTAAAACCACTGTAAGAGGTCAGTGGGCGCATTCTGCTGGTCATTTTACAGCCACTGGTGATGCTCAGTCCTCTAAGTATGTTTTGCGCAGTGATACAACAGACGCAACTGCTGAAGCATTAACTGCAACTAATACTTCGGGTGACGCCATCAACCAAGTCATCCTACCCAACAACTCAGCCTACGCCTTCCACGGCACCATCGTAGCCCGTCAAAAGGCGGGTGATGGTACAGCAAGTGCAGCATGGAAGGTCGAGGGCTTGATCCGCAGGGAAGGTTCTGCTGGTACGACAGTGCTAGTCAACAGCGCAACAACTGTTCTTGATAATACCCCCGGCTGGGGCTTGGCACTATCCGCTGACACAACAAACGGTGGCCTTAAAGTAGAGGCCACAGGTGCAGCATCAACTAACATCAGGTGGGTCGCTACGATCCACACATCTGAAGTAACTTACGCCTAAAAGGAGAAACTCAATGGCTATTCAAAACAACATCGCAGAAGGTGCCTCCCAGTATGGCATCGCTTTTAACAACGCATACTACCGTATCGTGACAGCGGCAATCAGCCGTCAACGTGGAACTGATCCAAAGTTCTCCGTGATGATTGACCTGTCAGCATATGCGACAGCTACACCTGGTGACGACACTCGTGAGGTAGACTTCAAACGGTACAACGCAAACCTAGATGACGTTCAGGCTGCATCTGGTGACGCATTCATGGACAAGTGCTATTCTTGGGTAATGGCTCAGGATGACATGGCGGGATCGACTGCCGTTTAAGGAGTAACACATGCTTGGCTTTAGTCCTCTAGCTTCTGCCCCTTTAGCGGATACCGGGGCTGCTTCCGAGCAGGTTATATCTACTGTGGACATTGTTGCAGGCGCACCCACGGTTGCTGCCTCAACAATCTCTCAGGTTCATGTACTTACGTCTGATGATATTACGGCGGGTGTGCCAACCGTAGGCACACCAGACGCAGACGCAAACCAAGCATTAATTAGCGTTGACATTGTGGCCGGGACGCCCATCGTTGCGACTTCAGACATAGACGTAAATTACGCATTAATCAGCGTTGATGTTGTAACTGGCACTCCTACGGTCGCAGCGTCAGCAATGTCTCAAGAACACACGCTGGCGGCAATAGGCATTACGTCTGGAATCCCAACCGTTGCTGACGTTACAACAACAAACGACCAAAATCTAACAGCAACTGACATTGTTTCAGGTGCGCCGACTGTTGGGTCGCCTGACCTAGATCAGAATTACATTTTTGCGGGGGCTGGCATTGCAACGGGCGTGCCGACTGTTGAGGCTTCCACTATTGCCCAAGTCAATGGGCTGGCATTAGTGGGCATCACGTCCGGCGCGCCTACTGTTGGCACCCCCACGGCAGCGGTACAAAGCGTTTTAACGTCAACCGACATCGTGTCTGGCGCACCAACCGTTGGTGATGTCACAATTAGCCAAGTTCACAATGCAACTGCGTTGGATATTGACGCTGGCGCACCTGTTGTTGGTACATCCGTTATAACTGGCGCTCAAAGCCTAACGTCAGCTGACATTATCACCGGCGTCCCAACCGTTGCTAATTCAACGCTGGTTGAAAATGTTGCGCTAACTTCTACTGACATTACGAGCGGCGTTCCGACAGTTGCGACTGTCTCGATTAGCCAGGTCAGCAACTTAATCCCGCTAAGTGTTGTAGCTGGTGTGCCAACTGTCGGCGACTCAAGCATCACACAAGCCCACAGCATCACTCTGGACAATGTCGTTGCTGGATCTCCAACCGTTGGCCCAGCGCGGTTTAAGTGGCAGGTCGAACCTGTCGGGCCTGAGACCTGGACAGAACAGGCTGTTGACGCGGAAACGTGGACAGAACAATCAACTTCTGCTACGACTTGGACAGAGCAACAGGCGGCGTAGCCATTGCTGGCAAAATAAGGTATAGTGCAAAAAAAGCGCGAGGCTATTAAATGACTATTAGCATAACTAAGCCCACCGTCGGCGGCTCAGAGAACACATGGGGTACGACCGTCAACACGGCGTTAGATACGATTGTTGACGGCATAAACGGCACGTCCGGCACAATCGCGCCTGATCTAAGCACACTGACCATCAACGGCACAGATGTTACGGCGACAGCGGCAGAATTGAACATCTTGGATGGTGTAACGGCGACCACGGCAGAGTTGAATATTTTAGATGGTGTAACGGCGACAGCGGCAGAATTAAACATTTTGGACGGTGTAACGGCGACAGGGGCAGAGTTAAACGTCTTGGACGGTGTTACGGCGACCACGGCAGAGTTAAACGTCTTGGACGGTGACACCGCAGCCACCGCTACAACACTTGCAGACGCAGATCGTGCAGTTGTCAATGACAATGGCACAATGGTTCAAGTCGCGATGACTGACTTTACCACATACTTTAATTCCAACATTGAACCTTCAGGTATAACGATTACCGACAGTGAGTTGGCAGGTGCCACTATTGAAAAGTTTACAAACGACACAAGCGCCGCAACAGGTGTCGTTAACTTTGATTGTAAAACACAAGCGGTATACTTAAACTCAGCCAACGCCTCGGGAAATGTACAATTAAATTTCAGGGGTGACGGCTCTACTACTTTTGCTGATATTGTTCCTGTAGGTAAATCGCTGACAGCGGTATATGCCGTTAATAATGGTAGTACCCCGTATTATGTTTCCGATGTCAAAATAGACGGCACTTCGCAATTAAGCAGTTCCTCGTTTTTCTGGCAAGGTGGAACGCAGCCCTCTTCTGGAAATGCAAGTGGTATGGATGTCTATACGTTCACCTTCTTTAGGAGGGGTGCTAGTGCATGGACTATTTTTGCAGATAGAACCTTCTACGGTACATAGGATTAAGCGATGCCTTTACTAAGCACACTTGGCGCAGCATCTTCTCAAAGTTTTAAGGGTCGTGGTGGGCCGGGCCGGACAATGACGGCTTCCACGATTGATGCTGACATGAGTTTCGGCTCGTTTTCAGTGGCATCCGATGCAGATATTGTGTCCGGCGACATGTTAATTGTTGCGCAAGGTTCTGGGGACAGTGATGTAACCACTTTTCCTAATCCTGTGTCAGATGGTTATTATTCGCCCTCTGGAACGGGTTTCACGCGATTGTCTGCCACGTTTTCAAATTATGCTTCATCCGGGGACAATCCAAAAATATGTGCGTCATGTGGCAGTTGCCAATATTCGGCCGATGGAAGTGAGCCGGGTACAACAATAAGCGGTTTCTTACCTACAGGCCAAGACGGTTACGAGCGATCAGATGGAAGTTTGATAAGGCTCCGGCCCGATTTCGATATCGCCGTTAGAAGTTTCAAAGACAGTACAAATTTTATTGGCAATACAGGCACTGGTACTATTACGTCAAGTGCCATATCTTTAGGCATTGTTCCGTCAACGCGGTGTACTCTTTTGGTTACGGTATTTATGAACCACAATAGTAGCAATACCAACGGAATTGTTTTTAGTAAAAACATAGACGGTTTCCGGGTGTTTCAAGCTACTACAGGCTATTCGGGATCTGGTTTTAAGGTTTCGGGCCTTCGTTATATTTCAATGCATGTTTTTCCTAACGGAACAAATGTTGGAGACATAACCATATCACACACCAATACTGCATCTGGTTCAAGAATGCTTAATGCAGTAGCTTATGAGATAGGTACGTCATAATGCCCCTTCAGAAACTTCAATTCAAACCCGGAATTAACAAATGACATTAGTTCCCCTTGATATACCCGCAGGCTTTTACCGCAACGGCACTGACTTAGAGCAATCTGGCCGCTGGCGCGACGGAAGTTTGGTCAGGTGGAGAGATAATAGCTTGCGCCCCATTGGAGGCTGGCAAGAACGAAAAGCGTCGTTCAGCACAAATCCCGTGCGAGGCATGCACAGTTGGGAGACAAATTCCAGTGATGCCTATCTTGCTGGCGGCTCTTATAGCGAATTAAAGGCAATGATCGGCAGCGGAACTATTTATGATATTACGCCCACCGATTTGACTGCTGGTCGTGAAAGTGCAGAGGTTGGCACAGGGTATGGGGATGGATTTTATGGAAACGGCTATTACGGTCAGCCAATCCAGCAGAGTACAAATTCTGTACCACTAGAGGCGACGACGTGGAGTTTAGACAACTTTGGCGAATATCTTGTAGCCTGCTCAAAAGATGATAAGCGTTTGTTGGAATGGCAGCTTGGGTCTGGTGCTAAAGCCGCGCCCATTGCAAATGCTCCAATAAATAATCTTGGATTGGTTGTAACAGAAGAGCGTTTTATTTTTGCTCTTGGTAGCGGCGGCAATCCTCGCAAAATTTCATGGTGTGATCGAGAAAACAACACGCTGTGGACGCCAGCGGCAACAAACGAGGCTGGCGACATTGAGCTTTCTGACAGCGGGCAAATTATGCAGGGCATTAGAACGCGAGGTCAGACGCTTATTCTGACTGATACGTCAGCGCATACCGCGCGTTATACTGGACCGCCTTATGTGTACGGGTTTGAGCGCGTTGGAACCTCTTGCGGGGCCATATCTCGAAAGGCTGCGGCCGACGTTGATATGGGCGTGTTCTGGATGGGCCAGCGCGGTTTCTTTAGATTTGACGGTAACAGCGTTCAAGAAATACCGTGCGACGTATTTGACTATGTGTTTAGCGACTTTAACACGGCGCAACAGTCAAAGGTTTGGTCGTTTGCCAATGGTCAATACGGCGAGGTTTGGTGGTTTTATTGCTCAGAAGGCTCAACAGAAATAGACCGATATGTCGCTTATGATTACAAAGAAGGTCACTGGTTGATCGGCAACTTATCACGCACCAGCGGCGTGCAGCGCGGTGTTTTTCGGTATCCTCTTATGGCTGGCCACAATGCAGATAGCGATATATATGACCATGAGGTTGGGTTAAATGTTGATAGCTCATCAATCTTTGCAGAAACCGGGCCTATATCTATAGGCTCAGGGGATCAAGTGGCGCGGATTACCAACCTTATTCCAGATGAAAAAGCGCAGGGCGAAGTAAATTTAACATTCAAAACAAGGTTCTACCCCAACGGCACTGAAACAAGCCACGGGCCGTTCGCAACGTCCAACCCTACATCAGTTAGGTTTACTGGCCGTCAGATTAGAATGCGCGTCGAAGGCGCAGCCTTGTCAGACTTTAGGGTTGGCAATATGCGGGTTGATATTAAGGCTGGGGGGCGTAGATAATGCCAGCCCCAATATTGCCCCCTATTGGCCCAGATTTGCGCCAGTGGGGGCGTCAACTTTCGTTATACTTGCAGCAAAACCTGGCGAAGCTAGGATTCAAAACAGCAACAGACAACCCTTCTGAAAATGGGGTAATATTATGGGATGAAGTAAACGGCTACCCGGTCGTTTCTAAGAACGGCGAGTTTCGCCAGATTGTGCTGGAAGACGGCCAGTATGCTGGCGGCATTACAACGGATCAGACAGCGGCATCTACAAACACAGCGTACGCTTTAACGTACACGTCAAGCATCGCCGATGGTGTTACAAACGGCACACCAGCCTCTCGCTTGGTGTTTGAGGAAGCTGGTCAGTACATGATTGCGTTTTCGGCGCAAATTGCGTCCACGTCCAGCTCAACTGTAAACTTCTGGTTCTGGCCTCGCGTCAACGGCGTTGACGTTGCTGGGTCAACAATGAAAAGCGCACTGCATCAAAACGGTTCAGTCTTGGTGGTGTCCCGCTCGGCTATATTTGAGTTTAGTGCCGGAGATTACTTGGAGGCCATGTGGGCCATTGACAGCACCAGTGGTTTTCTTGATGCAACTGCGGCAACGGCGTTTGCACCCGCAGCACCAGCGTCCACTATTGCGATAACGAGGTTGCATGGATGAATAGAGAAAACGTCATAAAGGTCAGCTTCGAGCCGCATCAAGATCCCAAGGTGGAAATGTTCGCCGTTTTGCCGGAGAACCTTCCATCGGTGATCGACGACGCGCGGCGCTTCATAGCGATGTCTACTGCGCGCCAGGACAATGTAGACGCCGATCACATCATCCAAGACCTATACGATGGCATGTCACTGCTGTGGATGGTTTACGTCGACGGGGCGCCAATGGCGTCCGTCGTGACCTGCATTTTGCACCACCCGCTGCGCCGCAACCTCAAGATCGAGTGGATGGGCGGAGAGGACATGCACCTCTGGGCCGGTGAGGCTTTGGCCACTTTGACAAAAATAGCGAAAGAAGCTAAAATGGACGCGATTGAAACTGACGGTCGCAAGGGTTTTGCCAAATACGCAGAAGCGGCTTCCTTCCGTGAAACGCGCAGACATTATGAGATGGAGCTGAGCCAATGAGTTCGACTACGACCGAAACAAAGAAACTGCCGCAGTGGCAGGAAGACTTCATCCGCAGCGAGATCCTTCCGCGCGGCATTGAGATCGCCGACACGGAATACACTCCATACACTGGCGAGACGATTGCCGGCATGACGCCGACCCAGCAGCAGGCGCTTTCCGGCTTCGGCGGGCTCAACATGGGCGGTCAGGCATACGGACAGGCGGCAGGCGTTCAGCAAGGCTTGACGGGGTTCGACCCCTCAAGCATGGGCGCTGAAGGGCAGGTTGATGTGAACCAGCTGGCCACGACAGACATTGGCGCGTATATGTCACCCTACACTCAAAACGTAATTAACCGCAGCCTTGAGACGTTGGGAGGCGCCCAGGAGCAGGCGCTGAACAAGCTGGGCGCGCAGGCGACTGCGGCAAAAGCCTTTGGAGGATCGCGCCAAGGAATTGCGGAGGCCGCGACGCGGGAGGCTTACGGAAAGCAGGCGGCAGATCTTGTCTCCGGCTTGCAGGAAAAGGCGTTTACACAGGCGTTGCAATCGAGCCAGTTCGACATTGGCAACGTGCAGCAGGCTCGCGAAGCCGCCGCGGCTCGAGCTCAAGCGGCTAACGCAGCCAATTTCCAAGGCCAGTTTCAAGGTGCCGGCATCCAGTCGGCGGCGGCAAACGCGCTGGGCAGCCTGGCGGGCCAGCGCTTGCAATCGCAGCTCTCCGGCCTCGGGGCTCAGATGTCTGCGGGAGAGCAGCAGCGCGCGCTTGAGCAGGCTCAGTTGCAGTCGGATTACGCAATGTTCCAAGAGCAGCAAGCATACCCGCTCACGCAGCTTAACGCGCTCCTGGCGGCGAGCACCGGCGTTCCGGCGGGCCTCGGCACAACGACGGCGCGCGATCCGTTTGGCGGGTTGAAGGCGGTTGGGCAGGTGCTCTCTGGCGTCGGGGACGTAGGCACTGGATTTGGATACGGGGCATAGACATGGAACGCATACTTACTAAAGATGACATCGCCAAGCTGATTGCCGCGGGGCGTCCGGGCGCGATGGAGGGTGAAATCGCCACGCCTGAAGACTTGCAGGTACTTGGCGTTACGCCTCAAGCCACTCCCGAAGCGCCAGCCATAACTGACGATAGGAGCCCCGGCGGCAATCTGGCGGTTGAGGGCGTGCCAACTCCGCCTGCAAACGACAACATGGCGCTGCTCCAACAGATGTTGGACGCGCAAAAGCCGGCGCAGCCTTTTTCATACCAAAGTATGTCAAAGGACCAGCGCCGCATGTTGGCCTTTGCTGGGCTTTCCGACGCGGGTAGAGCTTTGCAGGGTATGCAGGGCGGAAAGGTAGAGGCTCTGCTCGGCCGCTTTAACGAGCAAGCCGACATACAGCGCAAGGCTACGGCGGCGGCGGCTCAGCGGCAGATGCTGCAAGGTCTTGTTGGCGGCGGCGCCGGCGCTGACCCGCAGGCACGCATCCAACAGCTTCTCAACCTGGCGATGGTAAACCCGAGCATGGCGCCGGCGATTGCGTTGCAGGTTAAGCAGATACAGGATCAAATGAAGGCGCAGATGGGACTGGAAGGCAAAGCGTCATCCGCCGCTGGTCAGCTGGAGACGATGCAAGAGATCATAGCCGCGATTGACGCAGATCCCACGATGACAACTGGGCCAATGGCGATGTTCTTGCGCAACGTCCCATTCACGCAAGCCGGCCAGACACAGGCTCTGGTCGATAGTCTCCGGTCAACTCTCGCTCTGGACACGCTGAAAGACCTGAAGTCTACAGGCGCAACTATGGGCGCGCTGAATAAAGAAGAGCTGAACATTCTTTTGGATGACGTGACCAAGCTGGACTTAGCACTCGGACCAGAGGCGGTGAAGAAATCATTGGCCAAGATCGACCGACGGTATAAAAACATCGTGCGCGGCCTTTACAATGGAGCAAGTGCTGAGGGCGCCACCCAGCTGGACACTCATTTTGGAGGTCGCCCAGCGTGGTTAGACCCATCGTCTGATGCGCCAGCTGCGGATGAAAGCATTGAAGACTTCAAAAAGCGGATGGGCTTATAATGACAGAGCAAGAGCTGAATGCCATACTCACCAAAGCGCAAGAAATGGACGCTCTGGGCACTGCTCAGGGCGATGCTGATCGCGACAGGCTCTTGCAAATATATCAAGAGGGCGTCGAGGCAACTCAAGTAACCAGAGGCGAGGACGTCCGAGCGGCAGCAAAATCTGGTGCGATCCGCGGCGCTGCTGGCGCATTAGACTTAGGGCGCAACGTGCTGGAGTTGGCTGAAGGAGGCCCAATATCCATGCTAAGTCGCCTTGCTGGGTTTGGCGCCGAGGCGTTGGGGACTGGCCAAGTCCCGCCTGTGGACTACAAAACTTCAGTCATGGACGCCGCTAGATCACAGTTTGGCGATACTCTGGACTACCAGCCCACAACTACCGAAGGAAAATTCGCAGGAACCGTATCAGAGTTTGCCGGCGGCGGAGCAGTTATGCCATTTGGCTACCCAGTTAAGACTGGCTTACAGCTCGCCGCTGCGCCTGCTCGATCAGCCCTGACCACCCTGTTTCCAGCCTTGGCCAGTGAGACAGCCGGCCAGATGACTGAGGGTACAGAAATGGAAGGGCCGGCGAGATTAGCCGCAGCTCTTGGAACGCCATTAGCGACTAGCGCACTGCGCCAAGGCACGCAGAGAGCGCTGCTTGGCCCCGAGGCGCGTTTAACGCAGCCCGGAACGGCGCGCGGCGAGGCTGTGCAGACGCTTGAGGATGCTGGTGTGTCCATGACCACTGGCTTGAAGGCAGGATCTCCACGGCTCATGTCCCTCGAAGGCAGCGTGGAAGTGCCGCTGGAAACAAAGAAAACCTTGACCACTGCAACCATGCGTACAATGGGGTCAGACAGCGAGCTGGCAACCCCGGCGGCTATGCGTGACGTAAAAAGTCGCCTCGGCAAAGTGTTTGATCGAGCTGACAATGTTGTGGACGACGTGCCAAGCACGGAAACCGCAATAAAAGCCAACAGCATCATCGAGGAGCATATGGGCTCTTCGGCGACTGGGGACATCCCGCCGTTTCTCGTTGACATAAACGACGAGTTTTTAAATGCAGCGGCAGGCAGCAAAGCAATATCTAACAAAAAACTGCAAAATATGCGATCCCGACTTCGCAAGGTAATGAACGGCACTAACGATCCGCTTATTTACGAAAGCGCGTTTAAGATGAACGGCGTGGTTGACGACTTTATGATTGAGAGTGTCCGGCGCACGCAACCAAAGCTGGTCCCGGAGCTTATGGAGGCCAGAGATCAATATAGAAACTATCTGACCACTATGCGCGCACTAAAGACGCGCGGGTCTGACAGCGCTGGAGGTTATATCTCTCCGGCAATGCTCTCTGGCGCCCTGCGCAGCCGCGAGGGCGACCGCTACATTCTTGGCACGGGATCTGAGCTCGCCAATCTTGGGCGCGCAGCGGAAGAGGTCGTTAGCTCCATGCCAGCCGTGCAGGCGGGTGGACGTCGAAGCATTGCAGGCGGAGGCGGTATTCTTGGCGCGGGCGGCGGAGCATATGCAGCGACGCAGATGGGTATGGACCCTGTGCCAGCCATGATGATTGGCGGCGCAGCTGGCGCAGCGATCCCCGCGGCTGGACGGAAGGCGATAACCTCTGCGCCTATGCAGAGCCTACTCATGCCAACACAAGACAGCGTGACGACGCAAATGCTGTTGGATGCTCTGCGGTCTGGGGCACGCCAATCAGGCGGACTGCTCAGCATACCCCAGTAATTCGCTACTTCTTAGCAGCTTTTTTAGGCGCAGTCTTAGCGGGCTGCGCCTTCAGCGTGTCCGCCGCCAGCTGGTGCAGCTGAGCCGACTGCTCCTGTATGATCGTGGCCGCCTGTTCGCAGAATTTGAACAGCGCCATGATGTTTGTTACGCGGTGCGGATTGTTGAGATTGCGCACCAGTTCTTTCGTTTGGTCGTCGAGCATGTGATCCTCCATGAATGTCACCCTGGCACCCTATAACATTTTTTTCGCTTTGTGAACATTTTGTGCTTGCAAGGGGTGTGTGTTACCCCTATGTTAACAATATAGACAGAAACAAGGGAACACGGACATGTACAACACAAAATTCAAAACTGTTCAAGATTACGTTTCATCCGCAATAAGCATGACCCAAGAAGACCAAACCTTTGCGGCTAAATCTCACCAGAAAGAAGCTCTTGGTGAATTGAACAGCGGATACCAAATGCTTCGTGAGAACAATTTTCAATTTTCAATCGACAGCTTGTCACGCGAAGATTACTTTGCAATCCCGTTTGATCTTCACCAGATCCGCGAAAAGCATTTCCGCCTGTTCGATGAGGCGCACCATGCTGACTTGACAGATCTGATTACATTTCGCGTTTTGCTCAAAGAGCTTGAAGTTGTAAAGCCAGCTCCAAAGTCTGATCGCATCACAGCCAAGCAAGCTGAAGTGACAGAAACTGTGGTTGATCTGATTGAGCGCCGCATGGCTCAGTACCATGAGGCTGTTGAGCTTGGCCGTTTATTTGGTGGCTTGCCTGTAAGCGTCACGCCGCACCAAGTGACTAACGGATATAACACCACATTCACACGCTGCTTCTATTACCTCGCTGGCAAATTCACACCTCTGTCAGTCATCATGGCAGCAGCCGACAAATTGGCCAGAGAGAAAGAAAACGCCTAATCAAACCGGGGGCTACGGCCCCCACCCACCGGGAGAGCATAACATGATGCCAACGAAGCAAGACTGGGCGATCCTCGCCATATGGACGTCGCTCTGCGGGCTGTTGATCGCCTGCACGTTAACCGCTAATATTTCAGACGAACCAATGCGCCCGAAGGCGCGTCCAACACACTGGGAGACCACCAATGGCTAAACTCACCCGCGCCGAAGTCTTAGACACGGCCAAGGAATATGTAACCAAGGACCGGGCGTCCGACCACGGCGACATGGAGGACAACTTCAAGACCATCGCCATTTATTGGAGCGTGCACCTTGGCGTCGAGGTTCTACCGCACGACGTAGGCACCATGATGATGCTGCTGAAGGCCGCCAGGGCCAAGTCAAACTCGAGGCACGCCGACAACTACATAGACGCGGCCGGATACGCCGCCTGC